AAAATTGTTCAATTATGCAATAGTTCAGCCTACATTATATGTCCTTGCTGGAACACTTGTATATAACACATTCTCACCGGATGATAAAGATAAAGAATGGACAGATGGTATCTTATCACAGCTTGCATTCCAGTTCTTAGATCCTATACCTTTCATTGATAAGGTTGCAAGGGAAGGTTATAAGAAACTTACTGGACAATATTCAGGTGAAGGAATGCCGGTTGTTGGGTATGATGACCTTATGAAATCATTCAAGAAAATGGCAAAATCGGATAAAACAGATTTTGATTATGCAGAAATCTTTGTTCCATTCATTGAGATGTTCACTGGTGCACCAGCAGGAAGGGTAGTAAAAAATTTAAAAACACTTGCAGAATAAACAAGAGGTAATTATAATTAAGGAAGGAGAAAATAAAAAATGCAGACTATAATAAAAAATTGTGGATTTAAGTTAGCTTTCGAGCTTACAAATGCAGACAATACCCCTTTGGATTGTAGTGCATTATCGGTGAAATTAGTTATCAAACAAGATAGGACTTTACCGGATGATTCTGGATTGACTTATACTTTTGTAAATTCGGACACAAACATATTAAACTTCCAGTTCACAAATACTCAAACAGCAGTTTTGGAAACTGGTAAATATATCGCTGGTTTAAAGATTATAAGAGCCAACGGTATGAATGAAGAAATATGGAATGATGAAGTAATTGTAACACAGGGGGTAGTAAATGAGTAACGATAATCCAATTAAAGTAAAGTTAATACCTGCACAAAGTATTAAAACAAAAACAAATAATACTTATTTATGGGATCCTTCCTTCTTAGGCCTTGTAGGTGAAACTTTGGAAAAGGCAGATGAGCTTGTAGAAAAAACAGCTGGACTTGATGAACAAGTGCAAGGGATACAAGAAGTTGTTGATGCTCAAGTTATTATTATAAACGATCCAACATATCAAGCTGTAAGCCAAAACTTACCGGCAATAAATACAGTTGGTTCAAGTATAGGAAATGTTAACACAGTTGCACAGAACATAACAGATATAACAGGACTTGTTGCAGATTTAACAAATGTAAATGCAGTGGCTGGAGATTTAACAAATATAAACACAGTTGCTGGAAGTATCTCTGGTGTAAATACGGTAGCTGGAAGTATATCAAATGTTAATACGGTTGCGAGTGATATAAGTAGAGTTGGCTTAGTTGCAGATGATATTTCAAGTGTTCATACGGTTGCAATAGATATATCAACAGTTATCGATGTGGATAATAATATGTCAGATATAAATGCTTTAGCAACAAATATGAGTGATATAAATAGTTGTGCATCAAATATGACAGCTATACAAAATGCACCAGCACAAGCAACGGCAGCAGCAAATTCAGCACAAGAAGCACAGATTGCAGCAAGTATGGCAAAAACAAACTTACCTTTATTGTATCACTTCTGGCATGACAAGATAATAAATGATGTTTGTTACTTAAGAGCAGATACTTTCTCATGGCAAAGTGGCCATGTGTATCAGGCAGCATTCAAACATCTTTGTGAAGATATGAGAATGAGCAGATATTATATCACAATGGATAATGGTTGGGGTGTAGTATTCTATCGAGATCCAGAACACGATGCTGATGGTAAATATGCTTGGAATGCAAACTTAGGTTCAATATTATATACAGATAAAGAGATACCAAACATCGGTGATAATGTTTATTATCAAGGTGTGATAGCAGATATGGTTGAAAGTTTTGGTGCTTCGCCTTCATCTTATATAGTATCGGAATTAAACAATAAGAAGTTTTATAGAGATCCTTCATCAGATGACACAGGATATTATGCTTGGAGATATAATTCTTCAGAGGTATATTATACAACTTCAGAAACACCAGATGTTGGAGATGATGTATATACAGAAAGCAGTGGAGTTTATACAAGTGCTTCAACAGTAGCAGAAGTGTTAGCACCATTGACATCGACAATAGAAACAATAAGTGGACATACAATAACAGTATATGATGTATCGGATACAGATAGAATTGTGTTAGCAGATCAAGAAGATACTGTGTTGGATATTTATAACTCAACTGGTGGTGCTTGGTATTATATACTCGATCCTGAAAATGTTAGATTTAAACTTCCTAGAATAAATCCTGCTCGTGAAGAATTATTACAAACAATCGGTGTTCGTGGTAATGGTAAGACATTAGGATTAGATAATGGAACAAACAAAGGTGGTTTCAATGCAAACGGTAATAGTCTTTATGTTAATACCGGTTCATACGGTCAACCAATAGGAACAGCTGGAAGTGGAACACATTTATCATCAAACTTAAGTTTTGGAATAACAGAAGAAATAACTAAATCAGGTGCAATAGCAGATTTAAAATCTACAACTAGTGTATTCTCTGGTAAAAAATATCTCTACTTCTATGTTGGAAACTTTACACAAACAGCATTAGAGAATACAGCTGGAATAGCAACAGAAGAATTTAATGGTAAAGCAGATACTAATTTGAATAATGTAAATAATAATATTGATTTTATTATAGATTCTCAAGAGCCTACTGCAGAAAATAATTATACTTGGTATGATTTATATAGGAGTGGCAAGGTAGTTCAAGGTGGAAAAGTTGCAAACATCACCACAGGGTCGGTTCAAACACATTCTTTACCTATTACGATGTCAGATAATAATTATACAATAAATATAACACTTATTGGAACAGGAACTTCCGATACTGGATTTAAGATTGTTTCTGGAAACACTACAGAATCAGTATTTGCATATATTGTAAATTCTGGGGATGGTAATACGGGAATTTATTGGGAAGTAAAAGGTAAAGCAGATTTAACATAGGAGGTAATATGGAAATAAAAGCAACACTTAAAAAACCTTATAATTATAAAGAAAGAGCAAAATTTGTTTCTAAATGGATAAATTATGAAATAAAAGAAACAGAAATAGAATTGCAGGCTTGGGGTAGAACTCAAGAAGAGCAAGAAGAACTTGCTGTTGTAAGTGCAAAAATTGCCGTTAGAAGTGTTAGAAATGAATATCTTGAAGATACAGATAAATTTGTTTCTGTTCCTGATTTTCCTGTTACAGAAGAAGAAAAAAGTAAATGTATAGAATACCGTAAATATCTTAGAGATTATCCGGAATCTAGTGAAGATTGGTATAAACAAAATCCTAAAACTTTTGAAGAATTTAAAGGAGAATAAATATGAGTGAAGATATAAATGTAGGTGCAATTACAGAAGCATTAAACGATAAAGCTGATAGAAACTTAAATAATACAGACTCTACTGGAAAGACAAATTCTAGGAAGTATGGAATGTTAGATTATGATAATGTTGATATAATAAAAGAAGGATCAACAGGTGCAACTTCTTTAAGTTATACAGCAAATTCTGATGGAAAATATTTTTTTGAATGTCCTTCAAATAAACAGGTTATATGTAAATTAAATAATACAAAAATCTTTGGTGCAGTTCCTGCATCAACAAATTTCTATTGTAGGCAATATGTGGTAGAAGTATTAACTGGCGATATTGTAGAATTTTCTGGATTTAATAATAATGATTATGTAGCAATAACATTTATACCATATAAAAATTAGGAAATAAAAAATGGATAATAATGCACTAGAGATATTTAAGGAAGCACAGAAACAAGCATTCAAATTTTTTGGGTATTTATTCTCCTTGATGTGTATATTGTTTGGAATTATAATATATATAATGTTGGATAAATCTCAAATAAGTGAAATAACTGTCGATGCAGATGCAAGAGATAGTATAGTAAAACAAGAGGTTAATAACAATGGCAAGAGTAAAAATTAAAGTAAGGATTAAAAAAGGTGGCAAAGGAAGTAATTAAAATATGGATACTTTCTTTCCTTAAGAGGTTAGGTATGAAAACACCTAACTTTTTATCTTCTCTTTTTGATGAACTTCCAGTATCTAACAAAGCAAAACAAATAATGAAACTTAGATACATAGAAAAATTATCTTGGGATAACATACCGGATAAAGTCTTTTATTCAAAATCAAGGGTAATGCAGATACATAAACATTGTATCGATATTCTTATACACCTCACATTCTAGCGATTTTACATTATACTTATACTAGATTTTAAAATATCCATAATCTGTTATAGTTAAGTTATAACAAGTGAAAGGAATTTAAAATGGCAGGAAATAATAATTATGGATATCCTTTTTACAACAATAACAATATTCCTATAATGCAAGCACAAAATATGATGCAAGCATCGGTTCAATGTTTTGCAGTCAATAGTCGGGAAGAGGCAAACCGTATTCCTATACAAATCGGAATTATGTATGTGATAATAAACAAGGCTCAAAAAGAAATCTATATCAAGCAATATAACAATGATGGACTTATTGATATGGATATATACAAAGATGAAAAACTTATTCAACCTGCAAAGGAAGAGAAAGATTATGAAGGAATGATAAAAGGTTTATCAGAACAGATAGAAACATTAACACAATCCTTGAAACCAAAAGAGGCAAACAATGTTTAGTATAGGGGACTTAGTAAGAAACTTTATGGCCGGTAAATTCAATAATCATCCTTTAATGCAACAATATAATAAGATGATGGCAGGAAAGACACCGGAACAACAGGCTCAAACTTTACTAAATCTTGCAAGATCTAAAGGTATAGATCCAAATGCAAAGATATTCTCTGAACAGGATTTAAAAATGTTCGGATTGAAATAATCCAGAAATGTGAAAACTTTTAACTATAAGGAAACTAAAATGACAGAAGGAACAGGTTATAGTTTATCTGATATCGTTTCTGCAACTCGTGGGGGCGATGGCTTTTTCGGGGGCAATGGTGGAATGTTCGCTTTGCTTTTCTTGATACTTATTATGGGTAATGGTGCTTGGGGTGGAAACAATCGTTTCGGCACAGAAGCAATCCAAAACCAAATGCAACAAGGTTTTGATAATCAAAACAATATGGCAAACCAAAGGGAAATCTTGGCTGCAACAAATCAAGTATTCCATGATATAGTTGGCTATGTTGGTGATAAATATTCTGAACTTGATAGAGATGTTCTTGGTATTTCATCTTCAATTCAGAATGTTATAGCAAATCAAAATCAATGTTGCTGCAATACATTGAGGGCAATCGATGGTGTAAATTATGCAAATGCTCAAAACACTGCTGCAATCAATGCAAACACAACAGCACAAACACAAAAGATTTTGGATGCAATCACTCAAAACAAAGTTGATGCAATGCAAAACCGTATCAATCAGTTAGAGTTAGCACAGGCAATGTCCGGTGTAGTAAAGTATCCAACTGAGTTTGCTTACAATGCAGGTGCTTCACCATTCTGTGGTGGATGTGGCTGTGGCTTTTAATCAATCGGGGTGGGCTTCCACCCCTGAACGAAAGGAAAGAAAATGACTTGTAATTGTAATCCGAACTTTCATAAGACTTTGTCTTTAACTGAAACTGGTGGTAATCTTGTTGCTACATTATCGAACAGCACAAATATATCAAGCCTTGATTATTTTGAGCTTGTAGTTTGTCAATGTCCAAACAATGTAATAACAGGCGATCCAGTTCCTTATAAACTTACTGTGAACGGTGCAGAAGTAGATCTATTGAATAAATATTCACTTCCAGTTTATTCTGATAGATTGAAAGTAAGAAAAAGATATTATGGATCTTATGTAGTTCCAGCAACAGGAACACCTTATGTTATACTTTGGAACACACCTGATTGTCCTTTGTATGCAACACAGAATGTTGTGCAGACTACATCTGAAACTTCAACACCTTCAACAGAAACAACAGGGGAATAATAAATGCCAGAAGGATTAAAGACAACTATTATGGAAATGGAAACTATCATACAGAAGAACTTTAATCGAATTAAAACTCCTCTTATGTCTGATGGTGAAATGTCTTTGTGTGATATGGGAAAGATGATTGATATATTGAAAGACTTATCTGAAGCCATGAAGAATATATCAAAAGTCCGTAAGTATTATTCAGAGCATACAGAAAAAATGATATAGAGCATGCTGGCTTTTAAAAAAATAAAGGCCAGCTTTTACAAAAAGGTATTGACAAGAGAATCAATATAAAATAAAATGAGGTCAAAATAGAAATGGTAGGAAAAATGGAAAAAATAAATACTTTTCAAAACACAACACTAGGGGTCATCTTAAGTTTTATAATAGCAAACTTACCACTTATACAATCCTTTATAACTTTTATCTTAACAGCAAGTTATCTATATTACAAAGTCCGTAAAACAAAAGAAGAATACAAATCAATAAAGGAAAAAAATGAAAAAAGAAGAAACACAAAAAGAAAATGATATACTTACACTTGCAAAGACTATATGGGGTGAAGCAAGGGGTGAAGGTGAAATAGGACAGAAGGCAATCGCTTGTGTAGTTATAAATCGTTTCTGTTCAAAAAAATGGTTCGCAGGAAAAACAATCGCAGACACATGCACAAAGAAATGGCAATTCTCTTGTTGGAATGAAAATGATCCGAACAGAGAGAAGATGGAAAAGTTAACAAAAGAAGATTTAGGAAACATATATGATATAGCTTTTGCAGCAGTATGTGGCCACCAGCCAGATATAGTTTTCAAAAGCACTCATTATCATACAGAGAATGTTCATCCTAAATGGGCTGAAAATAAAATACCAGTGGTCAAGATAGGGCACCATCTATTTTATAATGATGTCTTGTAAGGCGAAGTTTTTTACTTCTTTTCTCTTCGCCTTAATAGGAGGAAAAATGAAGTATAAGAATATCCGAAACGAGATCGATCAGTTAGAAAAAACAATCCAGAAAACTTTATATCGTTATTCAAAAACAAAAGAAAGAGATAGAAAAAAGTTTTATTTATGTATCAACACGAAACTTTATCTTGTCGCACTCTGGGAACAGGCCTTCAATAATTTATATGATTATAGGAATAATAAAATAGATTGGAACAGAGATCCATTATATAGAAAGATGGAACAGTTAAGGGATAGATTTATAAACCTTAGGTGTTAATAACCTGTTAATAAATTGTGGAAAACTAAAATCTCATTGACAATTTTATTCACAGGTGTAGAATTAAAATAGTTAGTGAAAACAAAGATTTAAAAAAGTTATTCACAGTTTTCACAACACCAACAACAATAATAAAGATATATATATTTTATTGTAGGTGCAAGATGGATTGGAGAGAAAGAGAATTATTTAATGTAGTGGAACACGAAGATCAGAAAAAAATAGTTCGTTGCCTTCGTGAAGAATTTAATTGTATAGTCTTTGATTTGGATATAATGTCAACACTTTCATTTATAAACAACGAACAAGATAAGATGAGATTTATAAGCGAACACAAAGCAAGGGGATACACAAACGGCCAACCGGATATAGTTATAATCACACCGAAGGGCAAAGTTATATTTGTGGAATTGAAAACAAAGAATGGCCAGCAAAGTGAAAATCAAAAGAAGATGGAAGATAAGCTCAGCCAGTATGGTCAAGTATATAGATTATGGAGAAGTGTGGATGATTGTTTGAGCTTTCTAAATATGCTTGACAAGTAAATAATTTATATATAAGATAGGTGTTGGTAAATGGGGGAACTCCTGTAACTCTTCGTCTTAAGTTAAAACTCTCAATGTCTAGCCTTCTGTTCCCCCTGCTAGACACGAAAAAAAGGAGGAAACATGAAAGAAATATGGGCTAAATTTATCGAACAAGTGAAAGAACTTTTCAATGACAACTGGAACAAAGTTAAAGTTGCATTCAAAGATTTCTGCACTAACTTCGTAGGTATTCTATATAATTTTCTTAAGATTGTATGGAATATAATCGGTGCTTTTCTTTCAGGTGTATGGGTTTTGCTTGGTGCAACACTTAAAGCTTGTTGGAAATATGTCTTTAATTTTTGGGTAGATTAAAGATGAAAAAAACTCTTTTGTTATTTATAGGTTGTGTTATAGCTCTTTGGGGATTATATAATTATAGTTTCTCAAAGGGCTATAATCAATGTAAGGGTGATAATGCAATCTCGGTAAATGAAAAAATAAGAGAGAGTGAAAAACTTATTTATAAATTGAAAACAGAAAATAAGGAATTGAAAGATGAGCTTAAGACAAAAGACAATCAAGACTTTTTTAATATTCCTATTCCTTCTTCTTTGCAGTTGTGCATCAAAGAAAGAAATTGTAAGTAGTTGTCCAGTATATCCTTTTGAAGGACAGAATGTTGGGGATATGTTCTGGTATATCTATGACAGACAAACAATAGATGATAAGGTGGTAAATGGATAAGATAAAAAAGAAATTAGCGAAGGTTGTTCTAGTGGTTGTTTATGTATGCCTTATAATAAGTTTATACTTAATGATCAAAGAACCGGACTTATCGGTAAAGCTCATGATAGCATTGTTGGAAATATTCGAATAAAAAACCCCTTATTAAAAGGGGCTTTTCTTTGAATCTTTTATGAGTGTATCAATCAGATTTGAAACATTACGATTTTCCTGCAAGGCTCTTTGTTTTAAAATCTCGTATGCTTCCTTTGTAATTGAAACACATAAGTTTATTTTTTTATCTTTTTTGTTTTCCATTTCTATTCCTTTCAGTAGGTATAGCATAATTATCTATGCTTTTAATGAACCTAACATATTTATAGTTTATTACAGTATCAACAATTTTACATACTGCGATTAAATTTATAGCGATTAAAGTTATAGTTTCTATCATAATATCCCCCTTTTATTTTATAGATACAGATGACTTTTGAAAAATTTTAATACCCGGAATTTCACGAACACCAGATTTAATTGCAGAATTAACAGCAACAGAATTGATACTCAAGAACTCAACAGGAACTTTTGATAGATCTTCAACTTCGAAAGTCCATATCTGGCGAACAACAGCATTATCATTTGAAAGATTTATTTTTTCTTCCTTAGCAGTTGCATTAACAATAGCATTTTGTTTTTCTTCAAGGCTTTGTTGTAAAGCTTGTTTGGTAACTGGATCAAAACCTTCAGCATTTTGTTTTTGCTTTTCAAGTTCTTCCATTTCCTTCAAGGCTTTTTCTTCAGCAATTCTTTTTTGCTCAGCAAGTCTTTTTTCTTCTTCCTTACGAACATAATCAAGGTAAGAATTTATTTTATTACGAATGATAACTTCCGATTCGCCGATGAAATCTTCTGGGGTTGAGAACTTATCATTGATTTCCTTGACTTGTGATTTTAAAGGTTTAAGGAGTTCATCCTTTTGTTCTTTAAGTGATTTCTTAACAATTTCCTTCAATAGTTCACAGGCCTTAGTATTATCAGAAGCATTACCGATAACCAAATCTTTGATGTGATTAAGGTAAGCTCTTGCTTTAAGTTCCATAGGTGAAACTACATCATATATTGTATTAGTCATTTTTTTATCCTTTCTTTTGTTTGTTAGCGATATTTATTCAATATCTGTAATCAATAATAATATAATAAAATAATATTGTCAAATAAAAAATATAAAAAAATATTAAAAAAATTTCTTGACATTATAAAAAATTAGGTTTATTCTGGTATCAGGTTTAACGAAAACGAAGGAAAAACAAATGAAAGATGGAATATATTTTAACTTAAGCGAAAAGGAATATCATAATATTGAGGCCTTAACCTTAAGTAATTCATCAATGAAGATGATATTAAGTTCGCCTCTGGAGTTCTGGTGGCAATCAAATCTTAATCCGTTATATGAGAAGGAAGATAAAAAGTGTTTATCAGATGGAAGAAGTTTTCACTGCTTATTATTGGAAGGTGAAAAAGCTTTTAATGAAAGATACTCAGTTGTTCCAGAAGTGATTGATCAGTATTCAAAAAATAGCAACTCATATAAAAACTGGGTGGCCTTACAGAAGGATAAGGAAATAATCTCGAGAAAAGATTATCAACTTATGAAAAGGATATATGATTATTTACACTATGATGAGCAGTTGTTTGATAATAATATTATTGCGAACGGTTATCCAGAAGTGTCTATAATCTGGACTGAGGAAGATGGTATCCAGAGAAAAGCGAGGTTAGATTATTTAAAACAGAATTGTATTATAGACTTGAAAACATACATCAAAACAAAAGATATTGATGTAAATACTTTTATATCGCAATACTTTTTTAAGCATAAAGTATTTATGCAACTCATATATTATCGCAGGGCTTTGTTGTATGCAGTAAAGAATTTTAAAGATACTCAGGTTTATGGAAATGAAAAACAAAAAGCATTCTTTAATAACATGAGAAGTCAAGAAGATTTTATGTTGTTAGTTGCTTTTGTAAATAGAGAACTTCCACAATTCAGATTAAGGGTGTTTGGAAAAGTAGAGTGTCCTGATCTTTGGAACTTAGGAGAAAAAAATATTGAACTTGCAACAAAAATATATAAAGATAATCTTGAGAAGTTTGGAAAAAATCATATCTGGATGGAAGATGTAGATACAAACTTACAGTTCACAGATATAGATTTTCCACAATCTTTTTATGAAATATTAGGAGAAAGCAGCAATGGATAAGAAAGAAAAAGAAATTAAAACAGAAGATAAAAACATTGATAAAGAACTTAAAGACTTCTGTGAATATTTAAACAATATAAAAGAAATTGATAGAACAAGTTTGATAAGAACAAGACTATTCGAGGAGAAACAAAATGTTAAGTAGGATGAGTGATAAAAGGAAAGCAAAGGGCGAAAAACTTTGTTGGAACTCAACAATCAAGGCCAAAGCTTATACATTTAAAAAATCACCATTAAGGAAGGTGTCAAGAAAATCTGCAAACCTTTGGGAAAAAGCAAGAAAAGAATGTTTAGAAAGAGATAATTTTCAATGTATATTATGTGGTGAAAAAAAGAATTTACATTGTCATCATTTTCAATTTAAAAGAACACAAAAACCAGAATATAAATATTTACTTGACAATTTATGTATAGTGTGTAATTATTGTCATAACAAAATTCATCAATCGGAGGATAACTATGAAAATGGAAAAAAAAAGATATTATCACAACTTTACATCAATGGAATTAAAGTTAGAAATTTGGAAGAAATATCCTAAATGCAACTTTATCTATGTATCAAGTTTAGGCAGAATTAAAACAATAGACCATATCATAACTAAATCTAATAAATGGGGTGGTATAACTAGTTGTAAAATAAAAGGGCATATACTACCACAATTTTATACAAGAGGGAAATATTTATTTTTTTCATATTGGGAAAATGGTAAAAATTTTCAAGTAAGAACTAACAGAGCTGTTGCATTGACTTTTATTAAGAACCCACAGAATAAGCCTCAAGTCAATCATATAAACGGGATAAAGACAGATAATAGAGTTGAAAATTTAGAATGGAATACTTGTAAAGAAAATATAAAACATGCAGTAGAACATAATCTTATAGATTATCATAAACCTACTAAAAGATGGAGAAAAGTCAAATGTATAGAAAGTAATAAAGTTTATATTAGCACAATTCAAGCAGCAAAAAGTGAAAATTGCAATCTTAGTGCTGTTAGAAATGTCTTAATAGGATTAGCTAAAACAACTAATAAAAAACATTTTATATATTGCGATTGAAAGGAGAATAACTATGAAAATAATAAATATAATAAAAACATTGAAAGCAAGAACAATAAATTTATATCTTTATAATTTGGATTTAAAGGCAGAGTATAAACTAAAAATTTATCCAGAGTATAAGGAAGGTTGTTTCAAAACAGTTGATAGAAAAGAACTTAATGAAATTATAAATTATAACATAAAACAATTAGAATGGGGCAATAATAGTTTTTATGTAAATTACACATATAAACTTGATATAAAAGAAAACATGTTTAACTTAAGATATATATGGGGGAAATAAAATGAAATATGAAATTTATGCAACATCACGAGAATATGCTTTTAAGAAATGGAAAGAATTTGTAAATGAAATGTTATCTCAAAATATTGAAATAAATCTTTCAAAAGTTAAGAGAGAGGCACTTTATGATTGTTTTATTTTTATTTACAAACAAAAGAAAATAAAGCCAGTGCAAGTTGTTTATAACACAAATGGAAAAATAACGAGTATAACAACCTTAAAAAGTTATACTATTGGATTTTTTAATGGTTTCCTTATAGGGCTTATAGTAGGTTTTATGTTTTTAATAGTTGTAAAATAGGAGGCTAACAATGACTAAACAAATAAAAGAGAGTAAAATAAATCATATAATAAGAAACTCTATAAAACATAGTTCAAAACTTTATAATAAGATTATAGAACTTGAAAAGAATAATCATTTTATAGCAAGTTGCGAAGTTCGTAATGCTAGGCAGGGCGAATTAAATAAGGTTCAAAAATGGTTTCGGATAAGGAAAGAGAATTATGGCTACTAGAAAATCCTGTAAATACGAAGAAAGCATAATAGGAAAGATAATGAGCAAAGAAGAATTTTTAAAAATATATCTTTCTACGCTCAACCTAAAATTTGCTAACAATATAAGATTAACACCACAAGAAACAAAAGATTATATTGCTATAACAAATAAAGAGTTTAATTAAGATTGAAAGGAAATAATATGAGATGTAAGAATTGTCCTTTTTGTTATTTTGACAATGCAGAAAATGGTTATTATTGCAAATTTGAGATTTATGAAGAAAATGCAAAAGGGGAAACAGGTTGTAAATATAATTTAAAAACATTAAAGAAAATGGAAAAAGAACTAGAAAAAGAGATTGTGGGGAAATAATAATGACTTGGGAAGAATTTGTAAAAGAAGTTGAAAAATACGGTTATTGTGAAAGACCACATATATCAGGGCAACAAGGTGTTTGGAAATGTGTGATAAAAGGCAAATATGCTTGTGGTATTAATATTATTGCTTTTAGCCCTGCATTTACAAAAGATGGTAAGATATTTTTTACAGATATATCTTATAAAGAAAATGTATCTTATGAAAAAATGTTAAAAATTATAGAAGTAATAGAAAGTGAGGAATAAAATGGAAATAACACAACAAGAAAGACTTGATTTAACTGATATTAGAGAAGAAACAGAAGCATATCATAGAAAATTTTTAGATTATTGTGAAGTATTTGAACTTGACCCAGAGAAAGTTATGCAAGAATATTTTCACGATATTGCTATAAATTCTGATGAGTATAAAGAACTTGAAGAAGAAAATCAAAGATTAAAGGAACAACTTGACCGAGAAATCAAAATCAATAGGAAGATGAAAAAGGCTTTGAAAACATATTCTTATGAGGAAAATTGGGATTGTCTTTATGATAACCATGTTTATGGGAAAGACCCTGATACAAATTGGAACAAAGAAGGCAATGGTTATGATTTAGCACAAGAAGTTTTAAAAGAAATTGAAAATAAGGAGTAAAAAATGAAGTTAAGATTTAAGGTAAATTTGAAAAAAAGTGATATAACTGTTAGCAATATTGTTTTAAGCACAATTACTTATAAAGTCAGAGCATATCCAGAAGGGGATATAATAGATTTAGCAATCGTAGAAAAGGAGTATCGTAAAGAGTTTGCATATGAAATCTATGCTATATGCTATGAAAATAATGATGAGTATTGGGCAGAACTATATTCATTTGAAAAAAAGAGAAGAATTAAAGAATTATCAAAAGCACTTAAGAAATATGAAGATGATAAAGAATTAGAAAGAAAAATAATAAAAGTTTTAGAAAAAGAAAAAGGAGTAAGAATTGAAAAAAGACAGCATAGTAACATTCTTTAAAATTGAAAGCAGTTTGCATGGGAGTGATTTCTTTAATGTATTATCAACTTTCCACAAAAAAAAGTTTCCAAATGTGGATGCAGATATACAATATAAAAAGTTATTGGGTGAAGTCCACGAGTTTGAATGTGCAGTATCAGAAGAAGAAAAGATAGATGAGGCTTGTGATATAATTATATCTGCTATTGGATATCTTGACAGGGTATCGGATGCAAAGTTAGAAGTCTATCAGAAGTTTTTAAAAGTTTTGGAAAGAGATTATCCGGATCAGTTTCAACATAAGGAAGGGGGAGAAAATGGAAAACAAAAATAAATATGGAATGTTTGCAGGCTGGAGTATCATGGGGCAGTTAGATGTTCAAGGTCAAGAGCTTGCAGAATATACAACCGGTGTTGGTATGCTAACAAGCGAGGCAAAGTTCAAGTTCAAAAAACAGTGCTGCAGTGAAAAAGAATTTATGAAAGATAAACTTCAAACTATATGCAAAGCCAAAGTAAATGAAAAAGGAAAATGGGAAGTTTTTATCACTTATGAGAATGAATTTATAGTTGCAAACCTTATATATATAGAATTTAAACATAATTTTTGTAAGTGTTAAGTGATTGAATTAACTTAGTTTTATAACCTCAGGAAAAAATATTTTAAAAAAAATTAAAAAAAATTCTAAAAAAGGCTTGACAATAGTTTAAAATGGGTTTATATTAAGTATTGATGGCGAACGAGAAGTAGTCAGAAACTTAAACGAAGAGGTATAAAAATGATAAAAAATAAAATAAAAGAAATAATTTACTCAGAAGAACTAACCGATGTTGAAAGAGAAGATTGGTTTCTTGGAGTTGATGAAGATGGTGATTGGTTGTATAACTGGGAAGAAATTTACGAATCTCGTATTATCACAATGGCAGAAGATATTAAAAGAAAAGGTGCATCTTCTGTATTGGATGTAAATGAACTTTTCGAAAAGTTAGATATTAAGATTATAAAATTTATAAGAACATTGACTAACGACTGGTATTCACTAAAAGAAATTGATAAACTTTTAAAAGCATAAAGGGGGTGCAATATGACACAAAAACAAAAATTCTTAAAGATTATTGATGAAAGACTTGCTGTTGAAAAAGCAAAGCAAGATGAAATGGATAAAACATATAACACAAACAATCATGGCCAGTGGATGCATCAAAGTGGTAAGGTGCAAGCATTACTTGATTTATGGCTATATGTAAATGAAACAATGTAAGGGGGTTGCTATGATAGATAACTTAATTGATTTATATATATTTATAACAGTTATATTGTGCATCTTTGGAATTTGTGGTGTGATAGAATATATAATGGATAAGGTATCAGAGATGAACGATGAACGATTGAGAAGGAAGTATCACTTCACTTATTCAATCAAATGTATTAACGATGGGAATTATTCTTGCTTAAAGAATGATCAAAAGTAAAGGAGAGAGAACATGACAAACTATAATGAAGAAATGAAAAAATTTGAAAGAAAAAAGAAAATGGAAGAGCTAGTTGCAACATTCTTAGTTATTCTATTTTATGGAATATTGGTCTTGATAATAGTTAAGACTATGCCAAACCCTTATAAATGGTAGGAGGTGCAATATGTTATCAGGATCAAGCTTGATTTATTTTACAGATAGAATCCGTAAGATAAAAGAACCGGAAACTTTGGAACAGGAAAGACAAAGGTATATCAAAAAAAGAAGTGAAGGCGATCATACCTATGAAACCCTTGCAAAGATCCAAATATTAACAACAAAACTTTTAGAAAAGGAGTTAAAATGTTAGATTTAAAAGAAGCAATAAGAAAAAGAAGGCAAGAACTTTACTTATCTCAGGCTGATGTTGCAGCTAGAATGAAGGTAAAGCCACAAAGCTTTATTTCAAAAATCGAAAGAGGTGAACGAAAAATCACACTGGATGATATCGCCTTGATCGAAAAAGCATATAGAATTAAAATCGACTTTGTAATAAAAGAGGTGTAATATGGATAAAAAATATATAAAATATATTCTGATTAGCATAGTATTGTTTGCCGCTGGTATAGTTATCGGTAGCAAATGCAAGGAAGATAGTTTAGCACAAGAGCTTTGTAAATATGCAGAGTATGACTTCTGCAAGGTATCTTCGTATCAAATTAACATAAGGAAGGGTAAATAAAATGGGTAAAGTTATAAACTTGTTTCCACCAGTTTTAGACACACCTTTGGCCAAAGCGACAAAGGTATGGATAAAAGAGAGTAGATTGCTTGCAGGTCTTTCTATTCTCGAAAAAAATAACATCAAATTAACACCTGCAAACAACAATGAAAGGAAAATAAAATGACAAAACAAAAAGTAAAAAACGAAGTATCAGTTCAAAAATTCACAAAAAAACAATTAAGAATTTTTATTGATAGACAAGAAACAATATATAATTTTGTTGCAAGCGAATTAGCTATGTTGAAAAGAGGTTTGATAATCTTGAGAAAAGAACTTGCACTTAAAGAAGAAAAAACAACAAAAACACAAAAAGGAGTGAAAGCAAATGGTAGAAAAAAATAAACTTGAAATCGAAATTGAAAAAACAACATCGGAAAACATATCCGAATATAAAGAAATCCTTGAGGAACTTGCACAAAAATATATCATAACTTATGATAGTATCCAACTCTATAAGCAAACACTTAAGGATATCGAAAAAGAGGCTATTGATAGGGGTGTAGGTGCAGACACATTGAAACTCTATGTTGAAAGCCGTAGAATTAAAAAGAATAATACTTTCCAGTATGAACTATTAGTAGATAAATTGCAGGAGGAATAGATTATGAAGTTAGGAGATATAGTTTATTACTACAAGACTGAGGATAAAACAATCCATGAAGGCCTTGTTACTGGAATGCTATTGAGGGAAAACGGATATGAGCTTGTCTTGATCAGGACTGAGAAAGGGGAAACATATAACTGTGAAAGGGAACTATGTGGAACTAACAAACAAAGTGTAGAGTGTAGAAAAAATATGCTCGATGGTCTTGTTGACACTATAAATGCTCGCAATAATTCACGAAATGAGATTATAAAAAAGCTCAATAAGGAATATAAGAGCAAAGTGGAAAAAGAAACTTTTAGTTTGACAGCCGAGATAGATAACCTTAGAATAGATGTTATTGGGCAACCAACATTGTTGAAAAAGCTCAATGACTTTAACAAGGAGAAAGGATTGGAAAATGGTAAAAAGTGATAAAACTTATGTCAATGAAAAGAGCCTTGTAAATGATATGATAAATGATATGGACTATTATTATATCAATCAATTACTTGAGCACTACAATATTGATGAAGCAAAGTTATCGAAACTCTGTTCTGAAAATCCAGAATTAAGGATTGCAATAGAGAAAAGATATCCGGGCTATGAAATTAAGGAAGTTAAGGTTGTAGAACAACCAAAGCCTTCGAAACCAGAGCCAAAGAAACTCAATATTGAAATCAAAGAAGAAAAATAAAAATATAGGGGGAATATAAAAACCCCCTATAAAAATATATATACCCCTAAAAAAACACTTGAAAAAATATAAAAACAGTCTATATTTAATCTTAGAAAGGGAGTATAGGATTGAAAACAGTAGGATTAACACCATCACAGATTGAGTTTTGCAAACTTATGGCTAGGGGGATTTCACAAAGGAAATCTTACCAGAAGGCCTATGGGTATGAAGGCAAAAAGGATGAAGCCACTATAAAGAAATGCAGCAATGGTGGTAGTCAGCTCATGAAGAAACAAGCCATCAAGGATAAGATAGCAGAATTAAGAAGGTTATCTGAAGAAAGGACAGCTCAATCTATTATATACACAAAACTCGAACACTTTGACAAGTTAAGAGAGATACAGGATAAGTGTTTGGAAGTTCATAACTATGCTACTGCACTCAAGGTGGAAGAATTAAAGGGTAAGCTCATGGGCTTTTATGACAATAAGCAAGAAGAGAACGGGGATAACAAGCAACCTATACAAGTTCTCATTGGTAAGTTAGAGAAGGAGTCAAGTAAATGTTAATAAACCTTCCAGCAATAAAACTTCGTGATTATCAAGTCGATATATGGAATAAATGTGTTATCGATGATTGTAAGAAGGCTTTTATAGTATGGCATCGAAGAGCTGGGAAGGACTTAACATCAATACAAATTATGCTAGGATGGGCATTAAAGGATAAGGGAAACTATTGGTATCTATTACCACAGCAAAATCAGGTTCGCCGATCTATATGGGAAGGTATCACAAAGGAAGGAACAAAGTATCTGGATACAATACCAAAAGAATTGGTGTATGCAAAAAAAGAAAGTGAAATGAAAATTATCTTAAAGGATCCACAAAATCCATCACAGCCGGGAAGTATTATATCTTTTCTAGGTGGTGATAATTATGATAGTTTGGCAGGTGCTGGTATTAAAGGTTGTGTAATATCAGAGCTTGCACTACAAAAACCATCACTCTATGATTTGATAATAGAGCCGATGTTAAAGGAAACGAAAGGAAGGGTGCTATTCAACTCAACCCCTCGAGGTGAAGGCTATGCGAAAGATATGTTCGACTTCCTTTCGAAGAAACCGGAATACTACACTTCTCTGTTGACCATCGAAGATACCGGTGTTGTCAATCCGGATGACTTGCAAGAAGAGAGAGAAAGAGGAAAGCCGGAGGAAATAATACAGCAAGAGTATTATTGCTCATGGGAAGGTAGTATTTACGGTGCATATTATGCAGATATGTTAAAGAAAGCGAGAGTGGGAGATTATCCATACGATGCAAGATTTCCAGTTCTTACAATGTGGGATATCGGTGTCGATGATGCAATGGCTATATGGTGGGTGCAATTCGTGGAAGGTTCAATCAGAGTTATAGACTACTATGAAAATCACACCTTCGGGCTTGGCCACTATGCAAGTATAGTTCTTAACAAGCCTTATGAAAGATATAGTTATCACTTCTTGCCACACGATGGAAGCCACAGACAATTAACAACCGATGAAAAAGCACAGTCAATTCAAAGCCAGTTGCAGAAGTTAGGCCTTGATAACATCCACTTAGTGCCTCGAACAAGTAATGTGATACAGGATATACATGCAGTTCGTGGAATATTGCCTTTGTGTAGTTTTAATCAGGAAACAACGAAGGATGGTATCGCCTGCTTAAAACAGTATCATAGGGAGTTTGATGAAAAAAGACATAAGTTTAAAGACACACCGGATCACGACTGGACATCTCATGGTGCAGATGCTTTCAGAATGTTGCCTTATATAGATAACTTTATCAAGCCAAACACTGTAAAGAAATACAAAGCACAAGAGTTCGGAGGTATCGAATGGTAATGGAAGTGGAGAGAAGGGCTTACTGGTATAAACAAGTATCAAAAGACTTGAACATTGAAATCGATAAAGAAGTCTTTGATAAGATGTTTGAAATCTGTGAAAGTATTGATTATGGGTGGGGATATTTAATCTATGTTGCGACACCGACACTCTTTGAAGGAAGGGTATTATATGCAATAAGCTGGTATATCTTACCGGAAGAAAGAAACTTCGCTCATATAAAACAAATTCAAAACGATATAAAAAGACTTGCAAAAGAAAATAAATGCAAGTATATTAAACAATATAGCCACTTCAATGAGCAATTAAATCAGTTGCTTGTTAAAGAAGGCTATAAGATAAGTGAATATACGAAGGAGGTATAATATGGCAACGGGAATGGCTATTGCAGGTATCATAGGTGCAGTTGTCGGAGGATATTCTGCATATGAAACACATCAACAACAGAAAAAAGTCGAGAGAGAAAATAAAAAAAGAATTGCTGATGAAAAAGCACAAGCATTGGCAGAAAGAAAAGAGCTTATCGATCAGCAACGAGCACAATTATTGCCGGGTGGTGCAAGTTCTTTATCAAGTGCATCTATTTCAGGTTCATCAGGTCAAGGCTTGGTAGGAAAACTTAAAAGTGATACTTTAGGATAGGGGGTAAAAATGACAATAGAAGATATTATCAAAAAGTTTGAAGGTTCAAAAAACGAGCATTCGAAATTCGTTGAGCTTTACAGAGATGTTTATAAGTTTGGTATGCCAGAAAGATATGGTAATATTGAACGAACAGAAAAGGGAGTGAAGGCCACAGATAATGTTTTCACTTCTGTTTTTGAAGAAGCTTGTGATGGTTTTGTTCAAAAGATACAATCATTATTAACACCAGTTCACACTTCTTGGGTAATGCTTGAGCCGGGTGAAATATGGAATAATGAAGATTTACAAGCTCGGAAAGATGAAGCAAAGGATGCATTATCAAAGATATCCGATGTTATAAACACCTTCAAAGATAATTCAAACTTCGATAGAACAATGTCGCAATTCTATTATGAACTTATCGCTGGAACAGGAACTTTACTTGTTATGCCGGGAACACCAGAAAAACCTTTGAGATTTACTTCAATACCTTTCAAAGATATTTACATGGTAGAAGGTGCATTCGGTGAAATAGATATGTTTTTCAGAACACAAAAGATTAAGAATAGACTTATTGAAAAACAGTGGGAAGGTGCAAAGCATACCTATGATGAACAGGAAGCAGATAGAGAAATTGAAATCCTTGAGGCTACTTACTACGATTATGATAATAAAGAATGGAATTATGAAATTATAAACTTGAAAGATAAGACAAGTATTTATAAAAAGATAAGTCAGACTTGTCCATTCATTGAGTTTAGATGGGGTAAGATTACGGGTGAAACTTATGGAAGAGGACAAGGCTTAAAAGTTATAGCTGACTGTAAGACTTTAAACTTGCTTAAGTATTATTCTTTGGTTTCATTATCCTTTACATTGCCAGTATATACTGTAAAATCTGAAGATATTGATCCAGAACAATTTAAACTTTCACCTGGTGCTTTGAATCCGGTTCGAGATAATGCTACGAATAACCCTCCAGTTTCAGCACTTCCAGTCAATCAACAACCGGATTTACAGCAATATAATATGGTTCAGCTTGAAATGAACATTAAAAGAGGAATGTATGCCTCAACAATTCCAAACGATCCAGATAGAAAAACAACAGCAACAGAAATATCGGCCAGAGTAAATGAGCTTGAAAATGTTGCATCAAATTCTTATGGTTCAGCAGTTGAGTTCATATATAAACTTGTTCAAAGAATGGTTGATGTATTGGGAAGTTTTGGTTTCTTACAATTAAGTGAAGATCAATTAACACCAAATAAAATTGATGGAATGAACTTCAAAGTAAAACTTAACTCTAATCTTACAAATCAGCAAGCTGCAAAGGAAGTATCAAACACATTGCAAGCACTTCAATTTATGCAGAGCTTAGATCCTACAATGCAATATACATCAAAAGTATTGGATATAAACAAACTTGCACCTTATATTCTTGAAAGACTTGGTATTAAGCCAGAGTTTATAAGGTCAGCTGATGAGATTGCACAGATTGAACAACAGGAAGCTCAAGCAATGCAAATGCAACAACAACAAGCTATGATGGATGATGTAGCTGTATCAAATGCAAAAGAAGAAGGAAAAGCAAATGCAAAATCTCAAGTGGAAGGATAAAGATTATAGGGAGAACTTAATTATTTCTGTTTTGGGCACAGAAAAAGGGAAGGAACTTTTGGAAATGCTTTTATGGAGATATGAAGTTTATCCGGATACACAAGATCCAAACAAGGTTTATCTTGGGTTGGGGAAACGAGCCGTTATAAACGACTTAAAATTCATAATAGAAAAGGAGAACTAATATGACAGATAACACAAACACAAACGAAACAGAAGGACAAACAGTATCAACACAGGGAACAGAAGGTCAGACAACTGCACCTGCTACACCAACTGCACCACAACAACCTTCAAACACAAGTATGACAGATGGTATTGTGGATAATCCAGAAGGAAAAACAAAAAGCATTATCCCTGAAGGCTTTGATGAAGATATCTTTGATACTGAAACAATGACTTTGAAACAAGACAAAGTTGCTGAAAGATTAAAAAATCAAGTAGGTGAAATTGAAAAGTATAAAAAACAAGCAATGGATATGCGAAGAAAACTTTCAAAGGGAGTAGATACACCAGCAACAAAAGAAGAGTATGCTGATGGATATTCCTTTGATAGTAAATATGATATTGCTATGTCAGAAGATACACCAGTTTCACAATATGTTAATGGTTCAATGAAATATATTGATGAAGTTGCTATGGATAACGGTTTCACTTTACAACAAGCAAATCTTGTAAAAGATATGTTTATGAAAGTTATGGAAGATGTTCAACTCATAGACACTCGATCTGAAGAACAAAAGCAGGAAGCAAAAGCAAAGTTCATAGCAGAACAAAAAGAAAAGCTTGGCGAACATGCTGAAACAATTATCAGACAGAATGCTGAATGGGTTGCAAATTATAACTTCTTTGATAAAGGTGAAAAGCAAGTCCTTAATGATCTTGTTAAAAACTCTGCTACTGGAAATATGATTGTTGCAAAGATAAGAAAACTCTTTGGCCAGAACAATATTGAAATTCCAGCAACAGTTAGTGTAGATGGTTTGGCAGATGATGTAACACTTGCAAAAGAATACAATGATCCAAAGACAACTGCACAAAGAAGAATAGAAATAATCAAACAAAGAACTGCAGCAGGAAGAACAAATAAACTTCCAACAGTTTAATGCTTGACAATTAAAAAAAGGAGAGATAATATTGTTTATAGTTAAGTAACCTTTTCTCATGGCTCAACAGGTTCGCTCGAAACTGTCCCATATAAAAGAAAAGCCCTATTATGAAACTAAAAACAAACTTAATATAAACAAAGTAAATAGGAGAAAAATTATGACTATGACTATTGACTCAACTTTTCAAACCTATTATGATGCTGAAGTTAAAAGGGCTTATGGCGATAAAGGTTTGTTAAGAAACACTGTTAAACTTAAAACAAATGTAACTGGAGATAAAGTTGATTTCCGTAAAAAAGGAAAAGGCTTAGCTACATTACATGTTCCAAATTCTGATAGAACAATTATGAATGCTGAATTTAGCAAAGTAACTGCTACAATGTCAGATTGGGATGCATACGATTTTGTTGATAAGTTTGATGTAAAGAAAATCAACTATGATGCTGTTAGCGAACTTGCAGAAGTTGCTGGTGATGCACTTGGCCTTAGAATTGACCAAATTGTTATCGATGCAATCAATGCTGGTTATGACTCAACAAACATGAAGTTTGGAACAACAAATGTTGCTTTGACAGTTGCAACACTTATTTCTGCTGTAACTGCTTTGAAGAAAAACGGTGTTCCATCTGAAAACCTTACATTCATTCACGATGCAGGACAACTTTCAGATCTTTTACAGACAACTCAAGTAACATCTGCTGACTACAACTCAGTAAGAGCTTTGGTTAACGGAACAGTTAATAAATTCTTGGGTATGGATTTCATCTGTATAGCTTCAAGAGATGAAGGTGGCCTTCCAGTTGATGGTGCAGGCACAGGTGTAACTGGCTTTATCTATCATAAGGATGCAGTAGGTCTTGGACTTGGAATGGATATTGAAACAGAAATGTCATACATTCCTGAAAAGGGTGGTTGGCTTGTTGGTGGTTCATTCTCAGCTGGTGCAGTTGTTATCGACAACAAAGGTATCGCTGGTGTGCTTTCAAAGAAATACTAATCTAAATTGAAAGGAGCAAAAAAATGGCTTACAAACAAAAAAACTTAACTGCTTTCGGTAATACAGCAAAAAGAAACGCTGCACCTGCATTATGGATTTTCTATAACGAAGGTGGCGACACAGTAACAACAGCAGGATTCTTGCCATCAAACTGTGGTGTAGTAGCAAAAGATAAAGTTCTTGTTATTACAACAACAGCTTCAGCATTGCCTGCTTGGTATTATGCATCAGTTTCTTCTGGTGTTATTACTCTTACAGCATGTTCTTAATAAGCAAGGGGGCTTAGTCCCCCTTTTAATTCATTGGGGGTTATAAATGGATATTAACGAAATAAAATTTTTAGCATTACAAGAGTTAGGTAGGACAGAGAGGCCTGACTTTGTTGGTTCTGATGATAACGATGTCCGTATTATTAACAATCAGTATGAGTATATTCTAGCACTTGCACTTGAAAATTACTCATGGAGTTTTGCAAACTATAAACAGGAAATAGAAGATCCGGAAGAGCAAACAGAAGGAAAATATAAATATAAATATACCTTACCTGAAGATTGTCTATTCGTAAGACAAAGATTTACTTCAGATAATTATACATCAGTTTTATACGATTATGAGCAAGTAGATGATGAGCTATATTGCAACAGTCCACAATTATACATATCTTATACTAAAAAGGTTGCAGAGAAGAATTTGCCTTCATATTTTGTGGACTATTTAAAGTATTTACTTGCATCAAGATTATGCCAGCTTATTACTGGTGATGGAAACTTATTGCAGATTTTGGAACAAAGAAAGGAACAAGCCTTCTCAAATGCGAGAAATGTGGATATCAGACAAAAGCCAGTAAAGAGTTTGAATGTTACAGCATTAACAGATATAAGATAAGGAGAGAGCATGTCAAACACCATACAAAAAAAGATTAAGTTTTCAAAAGGACAAATCAATCCTGAGTTATTGGAAAGAACCGATCTTGATGCCTATGACAATTCTGCATCCAAATTAAAGAATGTTGTTGTTAGTTGTTATGGTGGAATAAAGACAAGACAGGGAACAAAGTTTATTGATGAAATATCCTTCTATTCTGAAAGTGATAAGATAACACCTACAATCACAAATAATATCGGTGGAACAACCTCATATATACTTGATCCAGATAATATATACGAATCAGATGCAATAGCAGACACAAAAGATTTATTTATATTTGATTTAGGTGAAGTTGTAACAAATGCAGTTGTAAAGATAACTGGCTTAAAATTTAATTATACAGCACCTAGCATGACAGCATTATATAGAGCTGATGGAACAATGTCCGGTGAACATACACTTGATAGTGCAGATGTTACTATTGTTGAAGCTGGTAAAGGTGTAAATGGAAATATCGGTGTAGAATACAACGGAAATGAAACAGATGTTACTGAAGATTTATCATACACCACTGATAGTAAAGGAAGTATAACAGCAGTTACAGCAGATTGTTCTTTTAAGATTGCGGGAAGCACAACAGATGTAACTTTAAATATGTATGAAAAAGATCACACAAGTTTGATTATCCCTTGTGATATTTATATCTCAGCCGATGGAATAACATATACAAAGACAGATACAATAGTTATCACAGAAAAATCACAGAAGTTTAACCTTAATATACAAGGTGCTCAGTATATAAAATTCGTGTTAGATACAGCTGAAACTGTAAGCACAACACTTAGTATTGATTTAATCAAGATGTATAAAACAAGCCAGATACTTGAGAAAGTTAAGTTTGTGGATTTCATCTATAACAACAATCAAAAGTATTTACTTGTCTTGATAAATGAGAGAATTGATATATATAGGGAAGATAACCTTGTATCCACAGTAACGGCCACCGGATTGAAGGATGATTATTTTGATGACTTGAATTGGGCTTATCAGGAAGATACGATTGTATTCGTTCATCCGGAAATTAAACCTTATAAACTTGTAAGGGTAGCAGATAACAACTGGACTTGGAGTAATATAACTTTTAAGAATATCCCTTATGAATTGTTTGGAAATGAAGTAGAAACAACAAAAACAGTATCCATAACACCTTCTGGAACTGATGGAACATTGAAGATAACAGCTGCATCAAGTGTGTTTGATAATACAATGGTCGGCCAGTATATAGATGGAAATGGTGGAAGATTTAAAATCACCGAATATACAAGTGCAACAGAAGTTAAAGGATATACAATTATACCTTTCTACACAGCAGATGCAATAGCAAGCTGGACTTTGATAACAGGTTATGAAGCAGTATGGAGTGTGACAAGGGGATATCCAAAGACAGTTTGTTTTGGAAATCAAAGAATGTTCTTAGGTGGTAGTAAAGATAAACCTACTACAATCTGGGCAAGCCGAATTGGTGATTATTATAATTTCAAGAATAGTGGAAACTATGACAATGATAGTATAAGTTTTGAAATGAATACAAATGCACCTATTATCAACATGGTATTTAATAGGGGCTTACATATTTTCACTTCGGACTTTGAAGCATCTGCACCGGAAAATGATTTCACACCTAACAAATTCTCAGTTATACCAGCAACAAACAATGGTATTTTACCGGGAGTTAATCCAGTTATCTTGAATGGAACAATCTGTTTCATAGAAAAGAATGGTAAGAGCTTGTTAAGTTATATGTATGATTATCAACAAGCTGGATATAGCACATTGAATATCAGTAAATTTACAGACACAATCAATCAGCCAGTTGATCTTGATGTGGAAATCAATTCTGCAAAAGAACTTGGAGATAGAATGTTTGTAGTGTTATCAGATGGTAAAATGCTTATCATAAACATATCTTTGAATGATAATATATTCGCACCTACCGTATTCGAAACAGAAGGTAAGATTATACAAGTATGTTCGTTAAAAGAAGATATTTATATCTGTGTAGAAAGAAATGGAATAAAGTTTATTGAAAAATTATCAGATGTTAAGACAGATGATACAAAGACAATCAGTATTGCAGGTGATACTTTCACAGATAAAGACTTTGCTGGAAATGAAGTTTATTTATATTCGGATAAGTTCAAGTATTTAATACCTGTAAATGAAGAAGGTGTAGGAAACATACCGGAAGAATTGACAGGGGATTATAATATCGGCCTTCCTTTTGAGTATGAAGTTGTAGGAAATCCTATTGCTATCAATCATAAAACAATGTCAATAAGAAAGAGAATAGCAAAAGCAACAGTTGTATGTAAAGACACAAAGGAATTAACCTTCTGTGAACAGACACAAAAAAATCAGCAAGTTTATACTTTTTATGCTTGCACAATTTATAACAATGATATAACTTATAAGATAAGAGGAAAGTTTTATCCGATAGAAGTTTTATCAATCGAACTAAATATAAACTATGAGGGATAAAAAAATGGATGATTACACAAAACAATTATATCAAGGTGCAGCATGGCAATACGGATCAAGTGCTTTCGCAGAGGCTATGGGAAGTGCAATAAATTATAGTTCCTTAAAAGCAGATGCAAGTTCAGCAAGAATACAAGCTGAAAACATAGAATTACAAGCACAACAAAGAGCAAATATGCTCAGGGAAAAATACAATAATGCAGTAGGAAATGTTTATTTCAGTGCAGCATCAAGAGGTGGAAAAGTTTCAAGTGGTTCAGTAAGAGCAAACCTTGAACAGTCTGCAAAGAACTTAGGTGAAGATATTGCATCTCAAGAGAAGAATGCAAAATCAAGAGCAGATGCAGAAAGAATGAGAGCAAAAGCTTTAAGCAAACAAGCAAATATGCAACTTATGTCTGGATTGGTTGGCTCAATAGGTTCAGGAGTTCAATCATATAATGCTTATCAAATAGGCTATAAAGGGGGTAAAGGAAATGGCTAACATATATGAAAAGCAATCTGTTACAGATGTTTCAAGTGCTCAGTTAGGACAAATAGGAAATCCTCTTATCCAGCAAGGAAGAGAGCAAAAATCTCAAGCAGAAGCTACAGAAAATAAAGCAAGAAAAAAATATAAGACACAATTAGAAAATGAAGCTTTCTTATCAATGAATGAAGCTATGCAGGTTTACGGAAGTGATCCAGAAAAATTTTCTTCAGAGCTAACAAAGTTAAGAGGGACAATGGTTAAGGAAATTGCTGATGATGATGTTAAAGCAGATTTCTTAGCAGACTTTGATTTAAAAAGTCAGACACTGCTTGGTAAGTCCAGAATACAGTTTGCAGAAGCTCAAAAGAAGGAAGCAAAGCTTGTTAGTCAAGTAAACTTCGACCATAATATTGACCTCGCAGTTGATACTCTTACAAATGGTTTAGGACAAAACATGACACCTGATGACTTTGTAAACTTCAGTAGAAGCATGGAAGTTTTAAACACTACAAATGATATGACAGATGATAATGGTATGCCTTTATATACTCAAAGCGAAAAGTTAAAAAATACTTACAAGAAACAAGGGATATATAGAACAGCTATCAATAATTACACAAAAGGTTTATCCGAAGAAGAAAAATATCGCTTTCAAAAAGATTTAGCTGAAGGTAAAGTAACTATAGGCAATAGACCTTTAAGAGATATCATGGACAAAGAATCCTATACAACAATTACTTCCGATGCAGCTAACTATATTCAGAACTTTGAAAAGGCTGTAGAGAATGGAGAAAAAGAAAGTAGAGCAGCTGATATAGCTTCAACTTTTAATATAACAAGGAAGGTTTATGCAGATTTTGTGAATGATAATACTAAAACTTCTAGCAAGGATGGCAAGAAACAAGAATTTAATCCTTCAGATGATGATTGCTTCAATGTTATCTATAATCTTGATAGAGACTACATGAATGGCATGGTAGATGAAAAGACTTATTATGAATACAAAGAAAAGTTTGCCGACCATATAATGGATAAAATGGAAAAGGAAAGATCCAACAGAGACAATATGTTTGAAAGAATGTTCACAAACAATAGAGAGGATGCTTTCAATTTACTTGATGCAAAACTTAAAAAAGCTGGTGTAACAGATAGGAGAATTTTAGCAAGCCTTTATTCAAGTGTTTATACTGGATTGATAGCAAATGATATAGATCCTAACAGCACAAACTGGGGCTGGGTAGGCAAAGACACAAGCAAAAAACTTAATGAAGTTGTCGATAAGGTTATGTCACAATATGGCAATAGACTTGAGCCAGCAGCACAAATAACAACTGCAAGTAAGATATTGACAGGTAAGAATTTAATTGATATAAAACAAGACTTAAAGCCTGTAAGCAGTAATAGTTATAAAGTCTATAAGGATAATGTGACTGGTAAAAGATATAGACAATATGCAACCGGAGAAAAAGTAGAAATAAAATAAGGGGGAAACATGCCTGATATTAAAAATATGGAAGTCGTTCAAGAAAATTCTTGTGATATTTATAGCGATGGAACAGTTTTTAATGGATACGATACAGACTCTGCAGATGCTTTGTATGTAAAAAAGCTTAGAGCTGAAGGACAAAATCTTGACTCAGGAATGTTTGCTTTACAACCTATAAGCAATAGTGTAATAGGAAACTTCTTTAGAGGTGGAGCAGAATCGGTAACAAATATAGTTGCTCAGGCTGGAAACAATGCAGCGATAGCTTACAGAACTATTATGGATGCTTACGGAGAACACTTCAAAACTTTAACTGATGAAGAATTAAAATTCAATAAACAGATTGTAGAAAACTTAAGAATACAAAATCAAGAGATTGCAGATAGTATCCATGAGTTCTTTGGGGCTGAAGATGAAAGCCTTGCTGCAAAAATCGGTAGTGGAGTTGTTCAATCTGCAGCTTCTATAGGATTTAATGCAATAGGTGCAAGCCCTTTAATGATTGCTATGTTTGGAGTAAACACTGCCGGAGAAGTTATGGCGAAGTCAAGAGAGACTGGAAGAAGTGCAGTAGAATCTTTAGCAAGGGGAACTGGTGCTGGTTTGGCAGAAGCAAAGCTTGAAAGCTGGGGTTTACAAAACTTAGTAGAAAACATTACGGCAAACACAGTTAGAAAAGCTGCGACAAAAAGTTTTGTGACAGAATTTATAGAAGAAGCAAGCCAGAGCTTATCCACAGCCTTTTTCTCTTACGGTTTAGATAATAGAGATATAAAAACTTATATCACCAATTCGCTTAAGGATGCTTTTGAAGAAGGTGTTTATGGTGGTATCTCTGGTGGAATAACTGGTGGTGCTGGTGCAGGAATAAGAAGATTAGCAAATGGTGGCTTCAAGAATAGTATGATTGATAGCATGCAGAAGAAGCTTGGCAGAACTCTTAACAAAAAAGAAGTGGAAGCTATTGATAAAGTTGTCAACAGAGGCGAAGTATCAATGGAAAAAGCTGTAGAAGATTCTGTAAAAACTCTTAACAATGCAGATGAAATGAGACAAGCTATACAAGACACTATCAATGAGCAGATAGATAGAACAAAATATGGCAACGATTTTAATTATTCAAATATCTCTGGAAGAGCAAAAGAGATTATGGATGAAATTTTAGCTGGTAAAAGACAGATGGAAGAAAATAATCATGTTGCAGTAGTTGATCTTGTAAGTTCAAATTCAAATCTCAATCAAGAGAATAAAGACAGAACTATAGCTATGATGGAAGCTTTCCTTGCTGCAAACGAAGAAACTTTTGGTGTATCTGTGACTGATCAATTAAAAGATTTTACAAACATGAAAATCCGTAGCGAATCGGAAGCAGTCTCACAACCTCAGGAAGAAACTTATCTTAACGAAGCTGGGGAACTTGTAGATAAAACTAGTGGAAATGTATTGTTCCAAAGTGCTTATGCTGGAAGTCGTGTTGATTATGATAGACCTAGTTTAGAAGCAATAGGAAGTGGAGAAGGTAATCAAGCACACGGATATGGATTATATTATGCACTTAATAAAGATGTTGCAGAATCATATAGAGAAACATTTACAAACGAGAACAAACAAATTCCTTATACAGTGCTTGGAGATAAAACACTTGTTGAATACATAAAAGAAAATGGAAAACAAAAAGCAAAAGAAGTAATACAAAATAAAATAAACGAATCAGAAATGAAAATAAAAGCCTATGAGGATATAGGTGATAATTTTACTGCACAAATTTGGCAAGGTCATCGTGATGAATTACAAACTTTATTAAAAGCAACAGATACTGAGGGTAAAGGTCAAGTTCACGAAGTAGATATTCCTGAAATGCCTTACTTAATGGATGAACAAAAATTATATTCTCAGCAGTCAGATTTTGTAAAAAATGCTATTGATAATGCATATAATTCTTTAACTGATTTACAAAAGAAAATGTTTAAAGATAAAACAGATGTAAAGGATTATAAAAAAACAACAGGTAAAAAAATATATCAAGGTATTGCTTATGCTTTATATAACACAAGTCAAAACGGAGAAAATGGTTCAAAATTAACATCAGAACTTCTTAATAAACAAGGTATTAAAGGTATAACCTATGAAGGTCAAGAAGATGGAAGATGTTTTGTAATCTTTAATCCTGAAGATGTAAAAGTTCTTAGAAAGAAGTTTGATGAGCTTGGAAATGTTTTCTTCCAGAAAGAACAAGAAATAAGAGGTCAAGTAGATGTCGCAAAGAAACTTGTAGATGTCTTTAAGACAGGAAATAGAGACACAGTGGTTCATGAATTAAATCACTTGTTCTCAATATATAAAATAAATCTTGCTATAAACAACAATAAACTTGATACACTAGCTCCTTTATTCAAACACTTTGGACTAGAGCAAACTATTGAGAATGCAGAAAAGTTGAAGAATGAAACATATTATCAAGAAGAACTTGCTAAAATGTCCATCAATTATATAGCACAGCACGAAGCTCCAAATGTAGCTTTGAGAAAATACTTTCAAGAATTTAAACAATGGGCTCAGTCTGTATGGGAAAACTTAGTAAATAAAGGCTTAGTTCAAAAAGAAGAACTTAGTCAAGATATAGTTGACTTCTTTGATAGCATGTATTCCACAAAAGAAGTTGATGTTGAAAAAGCAAAGAATGAATTAAAAGATTTAATTAAACAAATTAAATCAGGTAAAGCAATAAACATTGATAATATAAACATTGATGAAGTTTATAAATTATTGGATGCAAAGTATAGAAGAATTCCAAAAGCACCAAAAAATTTAAAACAAAGACTTATTGCTGAAGGTGGAATAGATAATCAACTTGCAGAAAATTTTGATTTAAAAGAGCTTATGGGGGAAAAAGATAATAAATATTCTCGCTTGTTTAAAAAAGAAGGTAAGATTAAAGATGAAAATCAACTTATTGAATTCTTAAAGAATGAAAAATTTATGACAATGGAAGATGCTGAAACAGATGTAGATGCAGGAAATGAACTTGATAGAGCATTGAATTTATTGGAAGATGCTGAAAATGTTTATTCTGAAAATGATATTGAGGCTTTAATACAAAGAGAAAATACTATTGCAGCAGTAACTGAAGCTGAACAAATTCTTGACACATTAGATATTGATGGAGAAGAAGTTAAACAATATATTTCTGAATTGAAAAAAAATGATATTGTAGCAGTTTCAAAGTCTGAAGTTAAAGAGCTTAACAATAAGATAAAGAACCTTGAAAAAGAATACAAGAAGCTTTCAAAAGAAAAAGTTAAAGAAGCTGTTGACAACATAAAAGAATATAGAAATAAAATCATTGACTTCATCAAATCTCAAAGTATCGATTCGGATGATAAAGCAAAACTCATTACTGAGATTAAAAAAGCAAACACTGAGCTTTCACTTAAAAAGACAATGGAAAGAGTGAAGGAAAGAGCTCAAAATTATTATACTCAAGAGCAAGTAAGGTTATTGTCTGGGCTTATCGATAAGGAAGTAAAGAAATCAAAGCCTACTGAAGTGAAAAAGCAAAGATACGATTATGAAAACAATAAGCTTTTCAAGGCACTTCGTGAAGATAGCAAGTTAACACAAGTTCAGGCAGAAGAAAAGTGGAGAACTATGACAACCGAAGAAAATGGGGAAACTTCTCATATTAAAGAGATAGAAAAGTTATATCTTGCTTACAAGATGAACGGTGCAAAATCTTCTCCACAACTTTTAAACTTCTTGTTAAGTGAAATCCAGAATGCAAAAGAGCTTGGCCGTAGGGCAAAGGATGATATGGAACTTGAAAGAAAGTTAGAATTGAAAGATAACAAGAATGAAATACTTGGTAAAGTTAACGATCGTAAAGTTGCAAACAAGTTTGAAAACAAGCTTGCAGTTATCTTAAACAACCTTCACTCTATGCTTAACTTAGTTGCTGGTAAGGATGTCGCAGATAAATTCCAAATGGAAACTGTTGAAAATAATATGGTTATCCATAAAACAAAGATATTGGAAGATAACTTACACACAGCACAAGATATTTACAAGTATAAGTCAAAGGGTGATTTTTTAAACCGAATTGCAGAAATGAGGAAGGTTATCACACAATTAAAAACAGATCCAAAAACAGGCTTGAACTTATCTTATGATATCACAAAAATGCAGATAATAGATTTATTCAACGATGCTCAAAATTCAAAAGTTTGGGAAGATTTGAAATACTATTATGGCGAAGATCAAATGAAAAACTTGTTCTCATTATTGACAACTCAAGATATAGAGTTCGCAAATTCCATGAGGGAAACAGCTGATAGTATGTATCCGGAAATCAATCAAGTCTATGTTGAACAATACGGAATAGATTTAAACAAGACAGAGAATTACTGGATGTTATCAACCGAACATCAGAAGGATTCAGATTTACTTGCAGATTTCTCAAGAGTAGGAAATACACCTAGCTTCTTCGAAGAAAGAACAAAATCAAGAGTATTGGTTGTTCCAAAGGATGCATATAGTAAATTCAGACAACATATTGCTGGTGCTTGCTATATGACAGATATGGCTAGAGAATGGAAGAACTTAAGAGATACTTTCAATAGTGTCAGAATAAAAAATGCTATTCAAAATAAATTCGGTAATGAAGTTTGGAATAATGTCAATGCTCAGATAAACAGATTATCCTATGGTGAATATATGAAGGGAACACAACAAGATGAAGTTTCCACAATACTCAGCAGAATGGTAAATAACTTTATCACTGCAAAGATTGCAATAGCACCTTCAGTATTTGTAAAGCAGTTAACATCTGCGACAAACTATGCAGAAAATATGGGATACGGTGCATGGGGTAAAGGATTTGTGGAAGGTATATCACATCCGAAAGAAACAATCAATTATATGTATAAATATGCAGGCGACTTCTTAAGAACAAGATCACAACTTGGTTATGATGAAGCTATGAGCAGAATAACACAACAAGTTCAGCAAGCAAAGAAAACTGTATTCACCCCTAAAATGCAGAATAATTATACTGAAGTTATGTCATTCATGACAAAGCAAGGTGATATAACAGCGATTATCTTTGGTGGTTATCCACGATTAAAACAAATGATAGATAGTGGAATGCCAACAGAAGAAGCAGTAAAGCAATTCCAGTTTGAAACATTAAGAGGTCAGCAATCAGGTATGACTTCCAGTCTTTCAAACTTCCAGAATAACAGGAATGCTTTTGTAAGATTGATGTTTGCCTTCAAGAATACACCACAACAATACTTAAGAAAAATAAATGATACTGTTGTTAGTGCTATA